CAATTCAAGCAACTGGAGACAACTGGCGAGAAAGCCCAGTTTGCCATTAAGAAAGCAGCCGTCCCAGCAGCAGCAGCTCTCGCAGGACTTGGCGCTGTTGCTTTTGATGCTGTCAAAGGCGCGATGGAAGATGCAGCTGCACAGGAACAACTGGCGCGCAACATCCGAGGCGTCACCAATGCTTCAGACTCAGCAATCAAAAAAAATGAGGACTTCATTTCCTCGCTGTCAATGGCGACCGCTACCGCCGACGACGAACTCCGCCCAGCCCTAGCCAAACTTGTCACCGGCACAGAAAACCTTGAAGAAGCCCAGACAGGGCTCAAACTCGCACAAGACATAGCTGCAGGCACAGGCAAAGATCTCGCCACAGTTTCCGACGCGCTCGCTAAGGCTTACGCAGGAAACGACAAAGGACTCAAGGCCCTTGATCCGCGCATGAAAACCCTTCTCAAAGACGGGCTAGATGTTGAGGGCGCAATGAGCGTCCTCGCAGACACTTTTGGAGGTGACGCGGCTGCAGCTGCCGACACCGCTGAAGGACGTTTCAAAAGACTTTCCATCGGGCTTGCCGAAACAAAAGAGTCAATCGGTGCAGCTCTGCTCCCAGCGATCCAAGCCCTCCTCCCTTACATCGAGCGTCTCGGCACTTGGGCTCAAGAAAACACGACAACCTTCCTGATCGTCGGCGGAGCCATCGCTGGCATCGCTACAGCCATCCTCGCCGTGAACCTTGCCATGAAAGCCTGGACTGCAGCTACGACCGCTTTCACAGCCGTCCAAGCAGCCTTTAACGCTGTGATGGCACTCAATCCGATCTTCTTAATGGTGGCGCTTTTTGTCGCGGTCGGCGCAGCTCTCGTAGTGCTCCAAATGAAGTTCAACATTTTCGGCAAAGTCTTTGAAGGCGTCGGCAAAATTGCTTCGACAGTTTTTGACGGCATCAAAACTGGGTTCGGCGTAGTTGTTGACGCCGTCACTGGGTACGTCAAAACGCTAGTCGGGATCTATAAAGGACTCTTCAACGGGATCGCGTCAATCTGGAATAACACCGTCGGCAAACTCTCGTTCAAGATCCCAGGCTGGGTGCCAGGTCTCGGCGGTAAAGGCTTCGACGTGCCAGAGATCCCAATGCTTGCCGAGGGTGGCATTGTTAACGGCCCGACGCTAGCGATGATCGGCGAAGCAGGCCCAGAGGCCGTGATCCCACTCAACCGCGCTGGCGCGCTAGGCAACAACATCACCATCAACGTCAACGGGGGCGACCCGAACTCTGTCGTAGCAGCTCTTCGTACTTACATGAGGCAGAACGGCTCAGTCCCGATCAGAACGAGCAATATCTTCTAATGGCTTTACAGCAATATGTCGTGAAGTACTGGAGTGGCGCTGGCTACACCGCGCTCACCAACATCCAGTCCATAAACTTGAACATCGGCGTCCAGGCACAACTTGAGCAGATCAAAGCCTCTACCGCGTCTTGTGTCATTCGCTACCCGACAGGTTTTGCTTCACCGATCACGCAACTCAAAAGCGGAACAGAAGTCATCATCCAAAACAACACCGTTCCAGCATCGGCATATAACGTCTGGGAAGGCAAGATAGCCGACGTAACTGTCGAGTACGGGATGCCGTATGCCGGTGGCGTCGGCAACGCAGACTTCGCAACAATCTCTATGGAAGGCTTTTTCGCTGATCTAGGCCGTATGAATGGCGGATCGTATGCAATGGCAGCTGGGACGTTGGATGCCCAGATGATCACGGCAACAACCCAGTCGGGCGTCTCAATGTCTTACCGCTCGGCATTTGAAGTACGCCAAGGAGCTGCAACAACTGTCAGTAGTACCTGGGGAGACTGGGTAGCGCGTACCGCGTTATCTAACAATGCTCGGCTACGAGACGGTGCAGAAATGAGCACAGGCCGAGTCAACATCATCAGCCCATTCAACATTGTGCCATGCGATTACGCTTTCAGCGACGCGCCCACAGGCTCGGATCAAAAGTACGACGTCATTAACTTTGACAGCCTTTCGGACAACTATTACAACCAGGTCACGGTTTCGACTGAGTCGTTCGGCAGCTCTACGGTGCTCGCCTCGGGCGTGTTTAAGCCTTACCGCACATACCAGGTAAACACGATCAACGCGTCAGCAAGCCAGGCGACCGACTTTGCTAACTATTTGCTGAACAATTACAAGACCCCGAAACTGGCGATCAGTAGCATCTCGGCAACCGCGGAACAGCAGTCCACTTTTAAGCTTGACACGATGGTCTCAATCTTTTCGCTGTACTACTACCCAGGTTGCAGCGTGAATATCACTTTCCGAGGCACGACATACCCGTGTGTCATCGAGGGCGTTTCTATGAGCGCGACACCTGATAGCACACGGTTCACGTTTTACGTTTCGGGCGCGGACTTGAACTCGTATCTAATCCTTAACGATGCCACTTTCGGCAAACTTGACTCAAATAGACTGGGGTACTAATGGCTATAAAAACTTTTACTACTGGCGAAGTGTTGACCGCATCGGACACAAACACCTACCTAAACAACGGCGGACTCGTTTATATCAAACAGCAAACAGTTGGTAGCGCCGTTTCAAGCGTGACCGTTTCGGATGCATTCAGTACAAACTTTGACAATTACAAAATTATTTATGATGGCGGTAGTCACACATCATCAGCCGCAATAAACCTGCAACTTGGTGGCACAACAAGTGGTTACCACTATGCGTACGTTTTCAATCAATACACTTCAACCGCCCCAGCAGGAGGAGGCACAAGTGTTGGCGCAAACTTTGACTCCATCGGCAGAGGTGCAACTAACGGCAATAACTTGGCGTGCGATTTGTACGGGCCGTTTTTGTCAAAAAGGACAGGAGTCAAATATCTGGGAATGGATTACTTAACTTCAGGATTTAACGTAAATGGGACTGGTTTTCTTAACGACACAACGTCATACACCGCATTCACTATGTTGTGCGCTAGCGGCACAATTACTGGCGGAATTGTTTACGTTTACGGATACCGAAAGGCATAAAAAATGGCGCGACCAAACATACAAATTGACGACGAAATACGCGAAATGACAGAAGAAGAATACGCAGCTCTCATTGCGGGCGGTTGGACTGAAAAAGGCCCAGATGATTTGGCGGGCTAGTTTTGTGGCGCTTTTGTTTGCGTCAATACTCGTAGCGTGCGGAGACCGTGAGCGTGTCAACTGCCCGCCACTAACCAAAAACAAGGCTTTGCGCGCAGCAACAACCGTTACCGTAGACACGGCAAGTGTTGGTTCTAGTCGAACGGTACAAGACAAATGCCTATAATTCCGCCGCCACGGCGCGAACAACGCATGACCAACGAAGAAATTAAAGCTCGGCTAATTTTTGTGGTTGGTTGCGCGTTGTCATTCACATTTGTTTTTGCGACATGTTTTCTTTTATACAATCTTGCATTTGTTACCCAGCCGCTCGAAGTGTCAGACAATGACAAAAGCGCTTGGGCCACACTTCAACCATTGTTACTTTTTCTGACTGGCTCACTGGCTGGCCTACTCAGCGCCAACGGGCTAAAAGACAAACCGAAAGGCAAACCCGATGAATGACGACGACAAAAAAGGCCTACTTAAAATAGTGCGCCAAGCAGCTGCAAACCTTTTGCACCGTATTGCCGACATTATTAACAAGCCATGATCTACACCGGCACGACCGACGGCGCAGCTGCAGGCAAGCGCGCCGGCACAGAAAAGTTTGTAGACATAATGAAAAACAAAGGTTTCACTAACCTTGGCACCTGGGCCGTCAGAAATATGCGCGGCTCAGACCGTTTGTCAGTACACGCCACAGGTCGAGCAGCAGACCTTGGATACAAAGACAAAGCCACAGCTGCACTCTGGGCAAACTGGCTCGTAGCAAATTACAAAGTTTTGGGCATTGAAGAAGTGCACGATTATGCCGGCACCACCAAAAAAGGCTGCGAAAAATGGGGCCGTGGCTGGCGCTGTAACCGTGACGGCAAACCCGGCTGGAAAGACTGGACAGAAACCGCAAACGGCGGCTCAGGCGGCGGACTGTGGCTACATGTAGAGCTGACGCCAGCAATGGCAGATAACCCTCAAGTCCTTGTTGAGGCTTGGAAAAGCATCCCGCGCCCCGCATAACCCTCAAAACCCCAAAAACTGCTA